CGATGTGCAGGACGTCGCGGTCCCGCCGGTAGTCGACGGTGATGCCCTGCGTGGCCGCCGTGTAGTCGACGGACCACCGCACGTTGCGGGTCGGGGTCGTGCCGACGTGACCGGACGCGATGACCGCCGACCGCTCGTGCCAGTGCAGGGTCAGCGTCGAGGCCGAGACCGTGACGGGATGCGGCAGCGGCTCGGCAAGCTCGACCGTCCCCGCGAGCGCGCCTGTCGTGACCTGCCGCACCACGCGGACCGACGCCTCGATGGTGCCGATGCCGTAGAGCATCGCCGCTGCCGGGGAGTCGGGGGACGCGAGTATCACGGGAGCGCCGGATGCGCCCCACGTCACGGTCAGAGTGCGCCGGTCAGTCGAGATGGAGGAGACGGTGTCAGGCTCGCGCGCGAGGTCGAGCGTGTACGTGAGCGCACCCGTGGGCCATGTGACCGTGAGGGTCGGGTCCGAGGCGACGACGCCGTCCGGCGGCCACCACCGGAACCGATGCGCCTGCCCCGTGTTGAGTTTGCGCGCGGCCATGGTGCGAGCCTACCACACACCGCGCGCGAGGTCGACGCCCTACACCGCCGCGCGATTCGCCGCCGTGATGTCGGCCTCGGTCGCCTCGCGGTAGCCCCATCGCAGCGCAGTCGAGAGCGGCACCGCGAGCCACGAGTGCCGGCAGTTGTAGCCGCCGCCGCTGTCGAGCGGATGCGGCAGACCATTGACGCCGTTGTCCAGCTTGGGGGCGAGGGCTCGCGATACCCACAGCCCCACGAGCGCCGCGCAGAACGGGCGCGTAAGGCCGTCCTCCGGGCCTCCGTAGGCGTACCCGAGGATGCCCGGCAGCTCGTCGGCGTAGGCCCCCGCCACGGCCCGCGCGTAGACCGCGGTTTGTGTGCGCGCCTCGGTCGCGGCTTTCTCCGTCGAGATTTCGAGCCGCTTCGAAAGCCGCTCCGACAACTCGGTCAGCGACTCCAGCCGATACCCCTCGCGGAGCAGCGGCATCAGGTCCGTCGCGACCGAGAGCGACGCGCCCCGGAAGGCGTCCCGCGCGTCCCGCTTCGCGGCGTCAATGACGGACGTGAGCGCCTCGACGTCGATGACCTCACTCGGGTCGAGGCCGAGGGAGCGGAGATGCGCCGGGGTCGCGCGCTCGACCGCTTCGAGCCCGTCGAGCCACGCGTCTTGGACCTCGCCCGTGAGTTCGGCGACTGCCGCCGCGACCTCGTCGAGCTGGACCGCGATGATGCCCGCGCGCCAATCGCCGTCACCGGCCTGGTCGAGCAGCTCGAGGAGCCGCTCGCGCAGGGTCGCGCGGAGGCCGACGAGAGCAGCGGCAGTCCGCTGCCCCACGTCGTCGATGTCGGCCTGCCGCCGACGCAGTGCCGCCCGTATCGCTGCGGGCAGTGCCATGCGTCAGCGGCGGGGCTTGCGCTTGGGCGCCTCGACGGCCTCGGGCGCGTCGACCTCGGGCTCGACCGGCTCGAGGATGTGCACCGCGCCCTCGCCGTACTGCTCGCGAATCCACGCCACCTGGTCCGCGGATAGGTCCGCGGTCCACGGGTGGTTGTTCTGTCCCATCGTGGGTACTCGCTTGAGGACGCGCGCGCGCATCAGGCGAGACAGTCGGTGATGGTGTATCCGGCCTGCGCCATCGTGGCGACCGCGTCCACGTAGACCTCGCCGGTGATGATGACACCGGCCGCGGTCGGGGGAACGGTCATCGTGCTGCGGATGCTCATCGGCAGCACAAGGCCGCCGCTGTTCACCCCGAGCCCGTCGAGCGGGTCCTCGACCACGAGCACCATGGCGGTCGGACGCACGAGCACGTCACTGCCTGCGGCGCGCGCACCCTCGCCGAGACGACCGAGCCACACCGTGTCGGTGAGGAGGTCGGCCGACGTGTGCGTCAGGCCATCCGCCGACGTCTGCCGGCGCGCATCGGCGATGATGAGGTTGAGCCCGAGGTCCGCGCGGAAGGCCGCGATGAGGTACTCATCGGAGGCGACCGGCCGCGAGATGGCCGCCGCGCCCGAGGTCAGGATGGCGATGCCCCGCGCCTCGGCGCTGCGAGCAACGGCAGCCGCGACCGCGCGCGACATGATGACCGTGTCGGGCAGCATGCCGAAGCACTGCGCGCGGAACACCTCGATGGCGGCCCGCAGGTCGCTCATCGGAGCTGCCGTCGCCGTGGTCGACCACTGCACACCCGCGCCGCCCGAGAGGGCGGTGAGAGCCGCCGTGCCGGTCCAGTTGCCGGTCGTCGAGAACAGGGTGAGCACCTCGGCCTCGACGGCGAGGGCGAGCGAGCGCGCGATGGACTGCGCCTCGAATTCCTCGATGGCGGCAGGCATCTGCGACCGCTCGAGGAGGCGCTGCGGCAGGACGTCCGAGGCCAGCTTGCGCTCGACCGTGCGGTACGTGACCGTGGTCGGGGCGCCGAGCGAGCGCTGCGGGTAGTCCGCGCCGAGCGCTGTCTCGAGCGCCTGCGGGGTCCCGAGCATCGACGCCGAGGGCGCGACGAAGATCGTGCCCTGGTGGTCGCGGGGGGCGACGCGGACGGTGCTGTTGCCCAACTTGGGGAACACCAGCCCGTTGAGGTCCTGCATCGCGCCGACGACGCCGATGGAGGACAGGATCGGATTGATGGGCGCGAGTTGCGCCGTCGTGTAACCAGCCATGTCTTACGCCCTCCTTAGGCGACGAGGATGCGGATGCCGGAGAGCAGGATGCTGCACACGGCGTCGTTGGCGGTCGCGCCGGTCGAGGACCGACCGCCGAGCATGGTCCCGAGGCCGAAGTCACCCGACGCAGCGGCCTTGACCTCGGCGTCCGCGGTGCACCCGATGGTGGTGCCCGGGGCGATGGCGGCCGAGGCCACGGCGTAGTCGACGCGACCCTGCACGACCACGTCGATGAGGTCGCCGACCGCGGCGGCAGCGGTGCCCGCCACGCCCACGATGAGGTGACCCGTCGCGCTGGTGCCGTCCGTCGCCTGCGTGACGACCGGGATACCGGTGGAGTAGGAGTTGAGGCGCACGAACCGACCGCGCGCAATGGCGGCCGACGCGATGCACGTGATGGTGACGGGCTGGCTCATCGGGTGCTCTCCTTCCGGCCGAGGGCCGCTGCGATCAGTTCGTTCGCCTTGGCGACCGCGGCCTGCGCCGCGCTCGTCTCGGGCTTGGGCTCGGCGGCCCCGCCGTGCCCCGCCGCGCTCCCGACCTGCGCCTGCGGCACCATGTCGGAGAGCATCGCGCGCACGTCGTCGAGGCCGATGCGGACGGCCCGCTCGACCCACGACTGACGCGACGCCTGCGGGATGCGGGTCTCGCGGATGGCACCATCGACGATGGCCTCCGCGTCCCGCGTGCGAAGCGCGAGCTCCGCGGCATTGGCGCGCTCGGCATCTGCCGACAACGCACCCTTCAGGCGCTCGACCTCTCGGGCGAGCTCCTCATTCCGCGCGGTCATCGCCGCGGCTTCCTGCTCGGTCACGAGCGCCTCCGTTCCGCCTGCAAGAGACGCGAGCGCCGGGGCGGTCCGGACAGCGCGCGGGTAGTCGAGCGGCATGCGGCCGCCCATGAACATCCAGTCATCAGCGTCGGTCGCGATGCGGTCCACGAGGCCCCGCTCGACGGCGTCCTGCGCCGAGTACACCGACCCATCGCCGAGCGCCTCTCGACTCACGCCACGACCGCGCGCGATGTCGTCGAGCATCACCTCGGCGAGCGCGTCAACCCGTCGCTGGAGCGCTGCGAGGTAGTCGCCGTCATCGACCGACGCGCGCTTGCTCGGCGTCTGCGTGCTCACGACCTCGACCACGTGCTCGGCGTCCTCGACGTAGAGGGTCACGACCACGCCCACGCCACCGACCTGCGCAGTCGGCGACGCGACAATCTCATCGGCGCCCGAGATGACCCACAACGCCGCTGATGCCGCCGTGCCGTAGACGTAGGCGACGACGTAGACGCCCGCGGCCTGCGCTCGTGCGATGGCACGGCGGGTCTCGACGACACCAGAGACGTAACCTCCGGGGGAGTCGACGTGGATGATGAGCACGGGATGGCGCTCGGCCATCGCCTTGTCGGCCTCGTGCCGAGCAGCGCTGTAATCGTAGGGGTAGAGCCCGCCCTCGAGGTGCATCGAGCCGACCGCACCATCGGGCAGCACCCGCGCAGGCCGAGGCGCCGAGAGCGCCCGCGCATGCCCTGCGAGCACGGCCAGTTCCGCAGGCGCCATCGATGCGCCCGTGCCCTCGTCTCGCTGCATGTCGACCTCCTTGAGCCGCTCGACCCACTTGCGCCCGGGGTCGCCGCCCCACAGGAGCCACGCCACGTATCCCGGCGTCTCCTCGCCATCCTGGTCATCGACGCCGCGCTCGAAGTCGTCAGCGTGCCTCGCGAACCATGCCGGAGCCTCGACCGTCGCCCATTGCTCGGACTGCGGCTCACCATCGGCGATGCTGTTGGCGCGTCGCACGGTCTCGGGCTTGAGGCCGTCGCCGGACCTGCCCGCCTCGTGCAGCTCGACACCTCGGCGCGCGGCGTCCTGCACGGCCTCGGGCGGCGTCAGCTCGGCGGTCGTGAGCGCCATCAGAGCCCGCCCGGCAGCCCGCCCGGAGGCGGCGTCATGGCGACAGTGCCCGCGACCCGCGCGCGCTCACTGCGCCCATCTGCGGCTGTCGAGGGCGGCGCAAGTTCGAGGGTCGCGCGGATGTGGCGCTCGTCGTCGGGGGACGGCGTGAGCAGGCCCGCCGTCTGAAGCGAGACCACGTCCGCGATTCGCTCAACCCACAGCGGGGAGCGGATGCCGGCGTAGGTCAGGCGCGGCAGCTCGGCGAGCGGGAGCGGGCCGATGTTGAGTGCGACGATGGCGCGGACGTAGGGCGCGAGACCCTCGGCGACCCACTGGCACAGGTCGCCCGCGAGCTGCGCCGCGAGGTCTGCGTGCACCTGCGCCGTGGAGTACGAGCCCGACGAGGACGCCGAGCCCATCGCGAGGTGCTGCACGTAGCACGCTTGCAGAATCTGCCGCTCGAGGTCGGCGACCACGCCAGAGAGCGGAGCGGCCGAGTCGGGTCGACCTTCCCACGCGAGCGTTGCCCACGAGGGCATCACCAGCGCGGCCTCCTCGTGCGATGACCACTTGCGGGCGATGTCGAGGAGCGCCGAGCGCGCCGACTCGATGGCCGATACGTCGGGCGGCCCGCCATCGCTGCGAGCCGAGCGCCCGAGGGCCTCCTCGTCGATGCTGATGGTGGGCACCGGTACCGCAGTCCGCTGCATCGCGACCGCGCGAAGGCGCATCGTGGCCGTGTAGTCCGTGGCGAGCGGCTCGATGTGCCGCATGATTCCGAGCCCCTCGACGCCCGCAGCCGGCGAGGGATAGACCAGGTGCACGAGCCGCTCGTAGGGCAGCCGCACCGATGTCATGCTCGACAGCCCGCCCGGCTCGCGTCGCCACTGGTCCACGGCGACCACGCGCCCGTCCCGGTCGTAGACCCACTGCCGCACGCTCGACTGGTCGCGCGGCTCGAGGTCGACGTAGGTCGTGCCCTCGTAGGGATACGCCACCATCTCCGCGAGGCTGAACCCCATCAGTGCGCCGCGCAGGAGGTCGCGCAGTCGCGACTCCCACGAGGGCAGCGCGATGATGCGCCCCTCCCACTCGATGACCGGCGAGCTTGCGCCGCCGAGGCCGAGCACGCGCCGCACGACCGCCGCAGCGGCCTCCGACGCAGGCGAATCCGCCACCGGGGAGACGTCCCACGTGGCCGAGGTCGCGAGGCCCGACAGCGCCTGCCACCCGACCCGCACAGGCGCACACCGCTCGGCGACGCTGTACGCTCGGATGCGCTCCGACAGCACGGCGAAGCGACGCGCGTGCTCGCCATCCTGCGCCGCGAGAGAGTGCGCGCCGATGCCCCGACCTGGTACGGCCTCGGGCGCGACGTAACCGGATACGCGGACAGCCTGCGGCATGTGCGCAGACTACCACACGCCGTCAGCCGATGCACGCACGGTGCGTCGGGCTACTCGGCGAGCGCCTCGACCGTGCGGCAGGTCGTCTCGAACCCCGCCGACGTGCAGTGATAGTCGACACCCTTGCACCGCGCCGCCCACGTCCACGAGGCATAGTGCATCTCCACCTCTCGCACCTCGACCTGCTGCTCCGTGCACGGCATCTGCGACACGCTCATCGCGCGCGCCGAGGACTGCCACTGCGCGGAGCAGCCTGCGACGACGAACGCCGCGAGGATGAGCCTACCCATCTCCCACCTCCTGCGGCCCTCGCCGCACCGTCACGAGTAGCACGCGCCCTGCCGGCTCGCAACTACTCGTGCCACGATCCCGGCGCCTCGTATCGCCCCCGCCCCTGCTGCGTCGGAGCAGGCGCCGTCGTCGGAGGACCGGGCGGCGACCAGAGCACGTGACGCACCGCGTACCGCAGCGCGTCGGCGTGGTGGTCGTGCGTCCCGTCCTTCGCGGGCCTGCCGGGTTGCCTCGCGTCCCACCGATACCCCGATAGCGCGCGGGCCAGAGTGCGCCGCCCCGCTGGAGCGCGCAGCCCGGTCTCGTAGAGCTGCCGCGCCACGGTCAGCGCGCCGCGCTCGAGGGCGAGGTCGACGCGCGTGCAGCCAGCCGGGATGTCCTTGCGCGACGGGTCGCGCTCGACGATGGGCACCATGCCGAGCCCCTGCGGATGCGGTGCGCGCACCAGGTCGAGGTCAGAAATCTTCGTCTGCATGTTCCGAGCTTCGCCTGCGGGGTCGCAGACCACCATATCGAGCGGGATACGCCGGTCGCCCGGGGTCCAGTGGCGACGCGGGATGCAGTCGGCCGCGAGACGCGTCAGCAGTTCGGGCAGTGACTCGTCATCCGGTGCCCACTCCCGTACGACACACCACTGGTTTCGCCCGGTCTCAGCGAGGGCCAAGGCCGCAGGGTTACGCAGCCCGAAGTCCATCGTGAGGAGGCACCGCATTGTCGACCAGTCCGGCACCAGGTCGACGACGCAGCGCTCGGGGGCCCACGAGCGGAACACGGACCCGACCGGGGGGAGCGGACGATTCTCGACGAGCGCCGCATAGTCTCGGTCCGAGAGCGTCGCGCGCATGCGCTCCAGCCACCCGACGCCGAGATTGGCCGCGTTCTCCGCACTCGTCGGCAGGTAGATGGCCCCGCCGATCTCCCGCGTCCGGTCAATCCACCACGCAGGCTCGACCGGGATGCCGCACGTCACGACCAGCGGGCGGCGCAGGATGCCGGACGCATCGACCGCCGGAATGCGAGCTCGAGAGACCGCAACGTCAAGCACGTCGGGGCGCAGGGTCTGGCATTCGTCGAGCAGTAGCGCGTGCCCGTTGAAGCCCTCGATGGGGCTCTTACCCTGCCCCGCTCCGGCCGAGGTGTTGAGGTGCACGAGCGACAGGCGCGAGCCCGATGGCCAGAACGCCGTGTACGTGTCCAGCACCAGCCGAACATTCGACCCAACGAGCAACCCCTGCAATAACGGCAGATGCACCTTGTCGAGTCGTGGAAACGTGTCCATACCGACGCCTACCGACGCCCCGGGTCGTGTCTCGCAGAGCAGCACCCCGAGTGCCAACGACGTCAGGCTCTTCCCAGACCCGAGCCCGCCGCGAATCGCGGCGAGGTCCATAGGCCATTGCTCCGTGAGCCCCTCGGTCAGGAACTGATCCTGCCACGGCAGCGGAACAAGGTCGTTGATGGACGGCGTCACGCCGACCCCGCGCGCTCCGTCGATTCAGCGGGGCGCCTGGCAGTAGAGCCGAGACGCGCGAGCAGGTCGCCGACCGCAACGCCGGGTTGAATGTTGGTCGTGACGGTGATGGCCGGCTCGCGCGGATACTCCTCGGGGTTCGCCCGCTCGAGTGCCCACGCCGCCGCGCGCCAATCACCGGACGCTGCGGCGCCCCGGATGTTCTCGAGGAGCGTCGCCTGCGCGCGCGCGCGCGCCTGCGCCCATCGGGCCGAGAATTCCGCGAAAGGCTCCTCACCCCGCTCGCCTCGCAGCACCCACTCGGCGACCGTGCTCTTTGCCACGCCGGCCCGAGCACACGCCGCGCCGACAAATCCAAGCGTCTCCATCTCGGCGCAGAGTCGGTCCATCACCTCGGGCGTGCACTTCGTCGGCGCCCCTTGCTCGTGCGTAGGCGGAGGACGCCGGGCGCCCTTCTTCGCCCGTGGCGCGTTCACACTGCCATCCGCTGCGGACCCACCGGCCACGCCGCCATCTGCTCCCGTGCGACCCGCGCCACCTCGAGGATGACGCTCGCCCGCTGCGCCGCGCCCCAATCGTAGACCACCGGCGCCCCACCAACCGGCCCCGTCCGCGTCCACCGCCCAAGCATCACAGCCGGAACGCCCCGGTCTCGCGCAGCTCGCAGCACGTGGTCGTGGAGCAGTCGCGTCGGGTCGTCCTCGGCGACGGTCATCCCCTGGCCCGTGTCCTCGGCGACGAGGAGCAGCGTCGGAGGTGGCTGCACGTCGAGGAGCCGCAGCACGTCGAGCGTGGTCGAGAGCGCGATGGTGACGTTGGCGCCGAGCGCCCGAGCTGCCGCGATGAGCAGCGCACGGGGCGCCTCGGTCTCGCCATAGATGACGACGGTCATCGGCATGGTCATCCGTCTCCCTGTGTACCCGGGGCGGGCGGTATGCCCCCCAGGTGATGGATCATCGACTGCTGCGTCAGGTCGCGTCGGAGGCCGTGCATTCTCTCAGAGCATACCCGCTGGCTCACCCGCTCGCCGTCAATGCGCGTGACCGACGCCTCGATTCGGACGCAGTCCGCCGTGAGCCGCTCGACCATCAGCCTGGTCCTCTCCATCGCCGAGGCCATGCGCCAGAGGATGCCGCCGAGCGTGCACAAGGCGCCGATGAGCCCGAGCCCCACGGCGACCTCGGACGCACTACCCACGGGCGCACACCCACAGAGGCTGGCGCCGACACCGCGAGGCGTGGAGCCTGACGACGGGCGCGACGATGCAGCGGTACACGTCAGCGACCGCGCAGATCGAGCGCATGACCGTCTCGCACGCAGGCATCCCCCACGCCCGAGCAGACCACCACGTCGGGGGCCTGCGCTTGCGCGGCACGAGCGGCATCAGGGGCCGCCCGGCTTCGGCCCGTTGGCGCTCATCGAGCGCCCGACGAGCAGCCCCACGATGCCGGCAATCTGCGCGATGGCCGTGTCGACCTTGCCGCCCTCGATGAGCGCGAGGCTCGCGATGAGCCCCATGCCGATGACGCCCGCGATGAGCGTCGCGTTTGCCCGCAGGCCGTTCACGGCGCGAGACCCGGCGGCGCGTCCTCGGCTGCCGGGGGAACCGACTCCGGCGCGACGCTCGGCGCCACGACCGGGAGCGCCGCATCAGGCGTCTCGGCGACCTGCCGCGAGCACCCCACGTCGACCCGCAGGCCGTCTGCCTCGAGCGTCGCGCGCAGTGCCACGAGCCGCACCGGGAGGCCCGTCAGCGACGGCACCGCGACCGGCACCGAGGCGATGGGGGTCGAGCACACCCACACGTCACGCTCGATGCTCGGCACCGTCGCCGAGCCGCAGGAGATGAGGAGCGCAGCCGAGAGGCCCGCGAAGATGAGACGCCGCATGCTGCCTCCGCTCACTGGTAGCACGTCACGACGAGGGCGCCACCGGCCCCCGCGCCGCCTGCGCCGCCTGTCGTCGCGGTGCTTCCGCCGCCACCGCCACCGCCACCACCGAAACCGCCACCCGCGCCGCCTGCGCCACCGGCTGTCGAGGATGCGCCACCGCCACCACCACCCGCGCCCGGAGCTACCGCGCCCGTGGTGACTGCGCCACCCGCGCTGCCCGGGTTGCTGCCGAGCTCGCCGCGCGCGCCACCCTGCGGTGGGGTCGCGGTGACCCACAGCGCGCCATTGCCTCCTACTGCGCCGGGGTTTTGAGTGTTCCCGGACGAGACCATGCCGCCGCCGCCGCCGCCGCCCGCGCCCCACGCTGCGGCGTTGCTCGCCGTGCCGACTTGGGGCGCACCCGAGCCACCCCCGTTGCCGCCTGCCGCGCCGGTTCCCTGACCTGCGCCGCCCGTGCCGCCCGTTCCGCCCGTTCCGCCACCACCGCCGCCGCCCGCGCCGCCGCCCGCAATGCCGTAGGTCCCGAACGTGGTCGCAGTGCCTGCATCACCTGCGTTGCCGTTCGTCGACCCGCTCGCCTGCGCCGCGCCGCCCGTGCCGCCCGTGCCGACGACGTAGGACACGGTCGCGTTGCCCGCGATGCCGTCCACGACGCCCCGCGCGTACCCGCCGCCACCCCCGCCCCCGGCCCCGCCACGGGTCGATGCCGCTACGCCGTTGCGCGCCGAGCCGCCGCCGCCGCCGCCGCCGATGGCGACCCACTCAACGACGTCGCAACCGTCTGCCGGTGCGGTCCATGTGCCGCTGCCCGGCGTCAGATACCGCGTGACGATGGGGCCGGGGTCCGATGAGCCCGCGCCGCCGCTCGGCGGTAGCGTGATGGTCGACCCCGCGCTCAGTGCGAGCGGGATGCCGACCATGAGAGCGAGGCCGAACAGGAGCCCCGCGAAGATGTGACGTGTGGCGCGCGTCATGGCTGCGTCCGATACGTGCCGCACACCTCGAGGTCCGCAGTGCTACTCCCGACCGAGCGCAACGACACGGCCTGCGCCGTCACGCCGCCCGCGACCAGGCCACGCGTCGACCACACCCGCGCGCCACCGGCCACGATGCGAGGCGCGTGAGTCGTCGCGCCGCAGCCTGCCGAGGCGCCCATGCACAGGACCGCATTGTCCCCGGTGCCCGCGGTCTCGCGACTCACGACGCTGACCTCCTGAAGATACAGCCCCGCCGCGAGCGCGGTGCCCGTGGCCGGGTCGTAGAGGTCGTCACTCGTGAGCTCGCCCCATGACCCCGTCGCAGCGGCGACCACGACGCACCCGTACCGAGTGCCGTAGACGCCCTGCGAGTCCTGCGCCTGCGCGCGGCTCATCAGCCCGCCATTGCACGCGATGAGCGCGATGACCCACCAGAGAAACGCTCGCATCAGCCGACCTCCATCCTTGCGCGGATGGCCTGCTGGGCGACCTTCGCCGCAGCCTGGACCCGCGCGTAATCTGCATCCGAGACGCCCGGCCCGCGCCACGTGGCGACCCGGCCCCGATTGTCGACGTGGGCAAAGTCCGGGTAGACCCCGACGCCGCCCGCAGGAATGACGCCCTGCCCCATCAGCCGCAGCGCGAGGAGCGCGAGCTCGAGCGCGGGCATGAACGCCGTCGCGAGGTCCGCCGCTGCGTCGTCGCCACGCTCGCGCGGGTCAGCTCGGTCCTCGGGCGGCACGTGTCGGCTGGACTTCGCGGTCTTGCTGTGCGCCCGCTCGCCCGAGACGATGCGCACCGCGCCCCCGACCTCGTCGCGGATGCGCTGCACGGTGCCTGTGACGAGGCGCTTATACCGCGCGCGAGACCCGGCACGCAGCCATCGGCGACCGTGGAGCCCGGGACCGCTGCGACGGTCCATCAGTTCCCACGCCGCGTAGTTCATGGACAGCCGCTCGGTCGCGTCGCTCATGTGGGGATCGTACCACACGGCGATGCCGGAATCACCCGCCCCGCGCCCGGGTCAGGAGTTGCCGCCACGCTTCCGCCGCGCAGGCAGGTACCTGTCCGTTGCCGAGGCATCGCAGGCGGTCCACCCGAGAGGCCACCCCATGAGCCACTCGACCCACGTCGGGTTCAGCGGCCCACCAGCTACCGCGTTGAGCGGTT